TTAAGAAGAAAATAAATGAATCAGTTGATGATATTATAAGAAATCATCCTGATAAAGAATTGCAAAGGATATTAACAATATGTTTTCATAACTTACCAAGAACTAATAAAATATATCAGGGTGACTTTATAGGATTTGGTGGTGATGATTGGTATAAACCAAACACTATTGGATACCTGTTCCCACATAAGATTAATCATAATATCATAGTTGCACCTCATACAGTATATGATGTTGTGGGTAATACATTGCTTGATACTGTTGCAAAATCGTTAGAGCATACATTATTCAGTGATTATGATAATGTTTTATTTGTTCAATGCAATTCAGAGTACAATCTTACAAATCAAATTAAAGATTTTTCAGTGTTTGCAAAGCAAATGGCACAATTAGTTAATTTTGTATCAATTGCAAAGTCAAAGACCATTAAAAAAACTATTAATCATTGTATCAGAATTGGTAATGACTTCACTGAGAAGGAATTGAAAATGATTTCTGATGTTCACGAAGTTGATCTTAATTTAATGAGATTGTGGAAGTTAGTAAAGAATATAAAAGAAGATGCACTTAGTGTATGCTCTAATGATGCTTGGTTTACAACGTATGATGACAATGATGAGATAGATGGTGAAGGTTATGTTATGTGGAATGAGTATGGTACATTCAAGTTGGTCAATCGTGAGAAGTTTAGTCGATTAAACTTTCTATCATCAAAGTCTTGGGTCAGTTCCTAAACTGTCACAAGACTACTTCACGCTAGTGGTTCACCCCACTATAATAAGAAAGTAATCAATGAGGTTCCCACACTGATGCAAATCAATCTTACTAAAGATGAGCAGCACTTCCTACTTGACATACTTGTAACTGCGTTACAATTTGACATTGTTTAATAGTGGTCATACGATTGGCAAGATGAGGATGAAGACTTTAGAGACTTTGATTCTGATCCTAATGCCATCTTTGAATCCTTAAACACCAAACTGGTAGGAGGTTCAAATTGATGAGAATGTTACGACTAACCAATGATGAGTTTGAAGTCTTGCACGATTGTATTCAAGATATAATAAACGATCTTGATGATGGTGGTTATGACGATGAAGTCTCATTGGAAGATTATAAAATTTATCACATTTACCAAAAACTACAATCAATGGGGGCAAAACGATGAAAAAAGCATTTCATTCAACTGTTGAGGAAGATCTTAATCGTTCTCACAATGTGACACTCACTGAAGGTCAAATTTCTACCATTCTTTACATATTGGAGGGATATAACCCACTTGATAGTAATGGTTATGATCCTGAATTTAGAGAAGATATTGATAATATCTTTGAGGAATTGGAGGGGGTCGTTGATAAGTTTTATGGTTATAATGCTAATGATGTAGCAAAATGCGTTATAGACACTAATGGTGACTATGCAGAGTGTGTTGATCGTTTAGTAGATTCAATGGAGATTACAGAATTTCAGGAGGAATTAGAAGTAAACAAATTCATTCGTGATAACCAATGATTACTACAACAATGTCATTCAAACCTATTACTCCAAGAGTAAGGGCAGGGAAGTGGGGCAAGCACATTATGTGTCCTAATTGCAGATCAGTTTCTAAAGTTTATCACTTCAGTTGGTGTGGTCTACAGTGTTCACACTGTGAGGAAAGTATAGATAAATCATTATGGTCAGTGGAGGTCAAATGATTGAACCAATAACACTTACAGTAAATCTAAGTGAGGCAATAGAAGATTTACAACTTGGACTGAATAAAGAACAGGTTGAATACATTGCCAATGATATTAAACGTGGATGGGATTTTAGTCACATCTATGAAGAAATTGAAGCGAAGGTGGAGGAATCTGCCCGATATGCAAACATTACACTTGAAAACTGATGTCATTATCTAATACCAGTATTGTGCAAATTGCTAATGCACTTGTTCCTGAAATAATTGAATATCTTAAAAAAGATGAAGAGGCAAAACTTCAAATTGTATTAGCAGAATTGGTTGGTGATGCAGTATGTAAGAAATTAGGAAAAACAAATTCTGATGGTACTTGTTCAATAGATGGACAGATAAACAGAGAACTTATACTAACAATTTTATCAAAAATTTCATTAGAACCTGTGACAGTTAATAAAGTGGACTTTACGATGCCAGAATAGGGTAAAATCTGCTATAATATGAATAACAACTGAGGTTCTATGACTCCCGAAGAACGATACAGACAACTTTATGAGCAATTGTATGCTTTATGTGAAGTTGAGGGGTGGGGTGATCCATTCTCCTATGCACGATCAAGAGAAATTCATTTAGCAGGGATCTTAGGTCATAAGATTGCTGATGATTACTCAGGTGCAGATGCCTTTGATGAGGATGGTGGATGTGAGTATAAATCCACTATTGCAAAAAACATTAATGCAACCTATAATGGCATTAGTGTTCAGGATACTTGGGAAGAGCAAGAGAGATACTTGATTGAAGATAAGATTGGTAAGTATAGGAATCATTACTATGCACGTTATGAAGGATCTATAGTGAAGGAAGTATGGAGATTAAGGTGTGAAGATGTTCTAAACATTCTAATACCTAAAGCAAAGAGGCAGTATCCTAAGAAAAGATCAGGTAACGCCAAAGATCCTAGAATTGGTGTTACAGTATCTAAGAAGGAGATTTACTCTATTGGCATTTGTATTATTGGTTGATTATGAAGGATTTAGATAGTGGAAAACTGATGTACTCAGGTGGTAGTAACGATGAATGTTACACCCCTGACTATGGTGTTAAACCCATTCTTAAGTATATTCCAAAGGATGCTATTGTATGGTGTCCTTTTGATACTCCAGAGAGTGAGTTTGTAAAGCAAATTGAGCAACAAAATGAGGTAACATACTCTCATATTGGTACTGGAAGAGATTTCTTTGAGTATGAACCATTTGAGTGGGATGTAATGGTATCAAACCCACCATTTACCAATAAAAGAAAGTATTTTGAACGTGCATTATCATTCAATAAACCTTTTGCATTGATAATGACTAATACTTGGTTAAATGACTCTGCACCTAAACAGTTGTTTATGGATAAAGACTTGCAGTTGCTTATGTTTGATAAGAGAATGAAGTTTATTAGTCCTGATGGTAGAAATAATGATAAGATCACGTTTAGTAGCAGTTATTACTGTTGGAATATGCTACCAAAGCAGATTGTAATGGAAAAACTTGATGTGCCAGCTAAGAAAGTGGCACAAAAGGGTGGCAGTAAGGCATTGCTACCATTATAATAAGTACATACCAAAGAGGTTCCCTATGCAAGTCTTTGATGAAATAGATCTGTTAGTTCAGGTCTATGAGAATTATCTCACAGAACAGGGTTTACCCTATGTTTCTGCTGATGAACAGGATTTCAATGAAATTACTGAAGATCAAGTAATTTGGATTGAAGCATTTCAAACATTATGGGATAAAGCACAATGAACACAACTTCAAATCAAATTTTCACTGACATTGACTTCTTAGTTGATGAAATGGGTATGGATGCTGATGGGTGTGACGATGTTCTTCAGGCGTGTGATCGTCTTGGGGGCATTAGTGCAGAGTATTTCTGTGAAGAGTTTGTATTTCTACCTGAAGATTCAACACCTGAAGATGTAGAGAGATGGCACACTGATGAGTATCTGAACATAGCACATTTCAATGCTCTATGGTGGTCATAGTGACAGTTATCTAACTGTCCACTCATCATTGCGTAGTGGTTATGATGCCACTATAATAAGTACATAACCAACGGAGTTCCCAATGAAAGAAACAATGTATCTGGTAACAGACATTGAATTTGATGTTACTCACGGAGGTGAAGCATTTGATGATCTATGGACTGATGAAGAGTATCAGAACCTTAAGAATGATGCTATCGGTCTATGGTATGCTAAGAGTGAGAATCACTTATGTGATAAGATCACTCAAACTCTAGGGTATTTGATTACTGATATAGAGTCAACTACCAACACTTTACACACTTTAACTTCCTATTTGTAAAATGATTACTCAAGACCAATTTGAACTAATTGAAGAGGCACTTAGTGTCTACACTAACACACTTAATGATCGTAAGGGTATTACTATCATTAACAGGCAAGCAGGTAGAATACTTGCAGAATTAGAGTCTTCTATGAATGACCACCTTGAATATCAAGAGGTGGGTAATGACTGACGATGTATTCCAACAATGGTTAGATCAGTGTCCAGTACCATTTGATTATCTAAGTGAAGATAAATCAGATGGTCAAATTGCTTATGTATTCCATACTAATGTGGAGGACGATGACACTTTTATTGACA